ATGCTTTAACTAGTGCTCGTAAATGGTATTGTTATTTAACAAAGCCGGGTGTTACTAAGAGCATTAAAAAAGGTTATAATAAAAGATTTAGAAAAAAAGGAAAAGTGAATGGCAGTATTGAAGAAGAATAGAAAATCCCACTTGGATAAGAATATGTTTTTAGATGAAGCAGTAGACGTGCAAAGATTCGATATATTAAAATATCCTCAACTAGATAAGATTACAGAAAAACAACTTGGATTCTTTTGGAGACCCGAAGAGGTAGATATTTCAAAAGATAAAAAAGACTTTGAAGGACTTACAGAACATGAACAACATATTTTCACATCTAACCTTAAAAGGCAAATTCTACTTGATTCTGTTCAGGGTAGAGCTCCTAATATGGCTTTCTTACCTATCGCTTCGTTACCAGAAGTTGAAAACTGGATTGAAACCTGGTCTTTCTTTGAGACTATCCACAGTAGAAGCTATACTCATATTATTAGAAATGTCTATAGTAATCCTTCTATTGTATTCGATGGTTTATTAGATGTAAAAGAAATACTTGATTGTGGTAAAGATATTGCAAAATACTATGATGACTTAATAGATGCAAATCATGGCCCTACTAACAAGATGGACCATAAGCGCTCTCTCTATATGGCCATGTTAAGTGCCAATGCTTTAGAGGGTATTAGGTTTTATGTATCATTTGCATGTAGTTGGGCATTTGCAGAACTTAAAAAGATGGAAGGTAATGCAAAGATTATTAAATTTATTGCTCGTGATGAAAACGTCCATCTAGCATCTACCACAACTATCTTAAAAAATCTAGTAAAAGAAGATAAAGACTTTGTAAAGATTGCAAAAGAAATGGAACCAGATGCAGTTAAACTCTTTGAATCAGTTATAGAACAAGAAAAAGCCTGGGCAGACTATCTCTTTAAAGACGGTTCTATGATTGGCCTTAACACGAGTATTCTAAAAGACTATATAGAATGGATAGGTTGTAAAAGGATGAGGGCTCTAAGTTTGCCATGTCCTTATACAGTAAGTAAAATGAATCCCTTACCATGGACAGAGAAATGGATTGGTGGTGGTAATGTCCAAGTGGCACCACAAGAAACTGAAATTACTTCTTATGTAACAGGTGGGGTGAAACAAGATGTTGACTCAACAACATTATCAGGAATGAGTTTATGATACATATCCCATGGTTTACAAAACCTGAAAAAGTATTACAGGTTGTAAACCTTTCTCCAAGTGAATCTTGGATAGAAAAATTAACAGAAGTACACCCAATGAAACAAATATTCTGGGCCGCAATTATACAGGTTGCAGTGTTTGGTTTTATGTTGTTATCATTTTGGGTAATAAATGGAGTAGTAAATTGAATATAGAAATATGGGGCAAGGAAAGTTGCCCGTACTGTGTAATGGCAGTAAACTTAGTAGCAGAACACAAACTAGATTATGTATATAAATCACTAGGAAAGGAGTTTACTAGAGACGAGTTATTTGAAACTTTTCCTACTGCAAGAACCTTTCCACAGATTAGAATACAAGAAGAGAATATTGGAGGATTTCAAGAACTAAAAGAATGGGTATCCAATCATGCATAATCCACACGAACCTACCCATTGGTATACTCACAACTGCGAGATGTGTTATGCAAAAACTCAAATTCATTTCTTAGGTGAAGATAAACCTAAGCCGGTCTTTTGCCCAGTATGTGGTACAGCGACCGAAGAAGAAGAAACTACAGAACTAAATTTTAACTACTAAATAAGAGTATGAGTACAGTATGGCACTATCAAGACAAAGAATGGCAAATTCCAGAGGACTTCAGTCACGAAGACGCGTACGGTTTTGTTTATCTGATAACGAACAAAACAACCAATCAGAAATACGTTGGAAAGAAATTCTTTTGGAGCAAGAAAACTCTACCAATAACAAAAACAAGAAAGCGCCGTAAAAGACTTCTTGTTGAATCTGATTGGAGAAAATACTGGGGCTCTAGTAAGCACTTACAGGAAGACATTGATAAATATGGTGAAGATAATTTTACCAGAGAGATATTACATCTATGTAAGACCAAGGGTGAATGTGCATATTTAGAAGCCAAAGAACAATTTGACCGAGATGTTTTACTAACTGATGACTATTATAATGGTATCATTCAGATAAGACTAGGCGGAAATGCAGTAAAAAACTTATAAAAAACACTTTACAAGCGGAGGGATTTGTAGTATAATATACATATTATGGGAAAGTTAATACAGTTTCCGACAGGAAAAGAAATAACAATAGACTCAGATGGTAGTCATCCATCAGTGATTGATACTATCACACAAGAATCTATGGAAATATCTCAGCACTTATTAAACATGATAGAATATGAAGTATCAGATATGGACTTAGGCTGGTTAGAAGGCTTTGATATTCGTGATGAACAATATTGTGAAAGTAGAGATGCATTTGTAATTGCAAATATGATTTATGCAATGCTACTTAGATACATTGACTTACCCCATAGTTTACAGAAAGATATGGATAAACTCTATATTAAAATTAAAAAAATGCAACAGGCACAATCGTCGCCTAAGGAAGAAGAACCAGATAATGATACTACTTGATTATAGTCAGATCGCACTATCAAACATCATAGTGCAAAAATTAAATGATGAAGATATGATAAGGCATATGATACTGAACAGTATTAGAATGTATAATAAAAGATATCGTGATGAATACGGACAGATGGTAATCTGTGCTGACGGCATGAATACTTGGCGAAGAAAGTACTTTCCAGAGTATAAGGCAAATCGTAGAAAGGGTCGTAGTGAAGATACGGGCACTGATTGGAATGAAATCTTTAGAATACTTAATCTAGTAAGAGAAGAGATTGCTGAGAACTTACCTTATAAAGTATTACATATGGAAGGTTGTGAGGCAGATGATATCATCGGTACTCTTGCCATGCAAACCCAAGAGTTTGGTCAACATGAACCAGTAATGATTGTTTCATCAGATAAAGACTTTATTCAACTACAGAGATATAAGAATGTTAAACAATTCTCACCTATTCAAAAGAAACAAGTATTAGATGAAAATCCAGTAACATATCTTTGGAATCATATCTTTAGAGGCGATGGTGGTGATGGAATTCCAAATGTATTATCTAATGATGATACCTTTATTACGGAAGGTGCAAAACAAACACCACTAAGACAAACTAGAATTGATGAATGGATAAATAATGCAGAAGACCTAAGAAGAATTATGCCAGAAGAGTTATTTAGAAATTATCAAAGAAATAAAAAACTTATAGACTTAACTGAAATCCCTGAGGACATTCAAGAAAGTATTATAAATAACTATAACGAACAGAAACTTCCTATGAGGATGAAAGTTCTGAATTATCTTATTAAGAAAAGATGCAAATTATTGATTGAAGTAGTGGAGGAATTTTACAACAATGAAAAGATTACTAAGTGAGATATTTACTGAAGCAAGTAAATTAAAAACTAAAAAAGAAAGAGTTGCTTATCTAAGAGCAAATCAAAGTCCAGCAATGAAGGACTTAATTAGAATTAACTATGACGAGACAATTACTTGTCTCTTACCCAAAGGCCCACCACCTTATGAGCCTGACGATGCTCCTATGGGTAAAAACATTTCCAGATTAGATAAAAGATATACTAAGTTTAAATTTTTCTTTAACGGCCCAACTGGACGTGCAGTCAACCCTATTAAAAGAGAAACAATGTTTATTCAGCTATTGGAGTCCTTACATGCTTCAGAGGCTGAAATGCTAGTATTGGCGAAAGACAAGAAGATGAAGTTTACTGGCATCACTAAGAAGCTTTGTCAGGATGCATTTCCTGGTTTGATAACGAAGTAGAGTGATTTATATGATGGTTTTAATTTCAACTTATTTTAAGGAGCTGTTTATGAGTAAAGAAATTGAACGTCTAAAGCGTGATAAACGTGAGACATTATACTATCAGAAGAGATTATTAAAGAAAGGTAAATCAGATTTGGCATATAAGATGCAAAAGAAAGCAGATTATATAACAGAAACAATTCGATTTATGCAGCAAGCCAGTTAAATAGGAGGTTATGAAGTGACCCCTTTGCGAAATTAATTTTAAAAAGGGGTTTACTTTTCATTCAATATGTAGTATAATAGTACTCATATAAAGAAGAAAGTAAACCAAATTATACTATGAATATATTTATTTTAAACGAAGACCCTATCAAAGCAGCACAAGACCAGTGTGACAAACACGTAGTAAAAATGATTGTAGAATCAGCACAGATGTTATCTACAGTCCATAGAATGCTTGATGGCACTATAGAAAAAAGACCATCTAAGTCAGGTAAAAGAATTCTAAAATATTACAAACTTTCCGACATAAGAGAAGATATACTATACAAGGCGGTTCATCATAACCATCCATGTACAGTATGGTCTCGCGAGTCTTGTTGTAATTATTCTTGGCACTATGAACATTTTATTGCCCTTTGTGACGAGTATACATATAGGTATGGTAAAGTACATTCAACCGATACTAAGTTAAGAAATATATTAAAAACAATGCCAAACAATATTAATAGAGCAGGTGGTAGAACACACTTCAAACTTGCAATGGGTTCAAACCCAGAATGTGTAGTACATGGTTTAGGTGGCACCGATGCTGTACAATCATATAGAAATTTTTATCACACAAAACAAGAGAGATTTAAAATGGATTGGACTAAAAGAAATATACCAGAGTGGTTTAATTATGCCTCTGTATGATATCATAAATAAAAAAACTGGTGAAGATGTGGAAACAGTCTTTATGAGTTGGGATTCTTTACAGGAATATTTAAAAGATAATCCAGAAAATGTACAAAAAGTAGGTGCACCTGCTATCGTATCTAAAGGTACTCAAGGAGCATTACAGAAGGCTGGTGATGGCTGGAAAGAAGTACAGGATAAGATTAAATCAAATATTCCTAAATCATTACATAAGAACATTAAAACAAAATGAATAAACTACCAGCAAAGTTAAGACTAGAACATCTACACACAAGAGAACCTCTTACTGCAAATCAAAAGAAAGTATTTGATTCTTATAAGTCAGGACAGAATCTGGCTCTCATAGGTGCAGCAGGTACGGGTAAAACATTCATTGCATCTTATCTGGCACTAGAAGAAGTCTTGGATAAAAGTTCGAACTATGAAAAGATAATCTTTGTTCGGTCAGCAGTACCAACTAGAGATATGGGATTCTTACCAGGCACTCAGGAAGAAAAAGAAGAAGCTTATAAGGCACCATATAAGGCAATTACAACTGAACTATTTGAAGACCCTACTGCATGGGATAAGTTAGTTACAATGAAAAGCATTGAATACTTAACAACTTCTTATATAAGGGGATTAACTATTCAGAATGCAATCATTATAATTGATGAAGCACAGAATTGTAACTACCACGAATTATGTTCGGTTATAACAAGACTTGGTAATAATACTAAAATTCTAGTATGTGGTGACCATTACCAATCAGATTTTAAAACGGAGAAAGATAAAGAAGGCCTTAATGGTTTCCTTTACATTCTTAAACACATGAAGTACTTTGATATTATTGATTTTACTTGGAATGACATTGTAAGGTCAGGCCTAGTGCGAGATTTCTTAATGACAAAAGACTTAGTAGACCAGGGGAAATTATGAATTTTATACATGAACCAGTTGATTTAGGTTATAGTGACTTAACAGCGACCACTTCCGAAGGGAAAGGAAGGGTATATAAGACGCCGGACGGTAACCAACTTCCCAGTGTTACAACTGTTCTTTCTATATTAAGTAGAGAGGCCATACAAGCGTGGAGAGCGCGAGTAGGGGAAGAAGAGGCAAACAAGATTAGTAGAGTTGCTTCTTCAAGAGGTACAGCCGTCCACGCGATACTTGAAAAGTATGTAGATAATGACCCGAACTATACCGAAGGTTATATGCCACATATTATTCAATCATTTCAAGATGTAAAACACATACTAGATAATAACCTAGATAAAGTATATGCTCAAGAAGCACCTTTATATTCTACACACTTAGGACTAGCTGGTAGAGTAGACTGTGTTGGTGTATGGAATGGTGTAAATTCAATAGTTGATTATAAAACTTCCCGTAAACCTAAAAAGAAAGAATGGATTACTGGATACTTCTTACAATGTGCAGCGTATGCAATTATGTGGGAAGAACGAACAGGGGTTCCTATTACTCAATTAGTAATTATGATTGCAGTAGATAATGAAGACCCACAAGTTTTTATCGAGCACAGAGATAACTGGACCGATAAATTATGGGATACTATTAAACAGTATCAAAAAGAAAAACGCATGGAAAATATATTCGGAAGATAGGAGAGAAAAATGTATGCAATGACAGTAGGGGATGAATTCCCATCATTTAGTTTACAAGGTGTTGATAAAGATAACAGTCTTGTGAATGTAACCGTAGAGGAATCTTACACACCACATAAACATGATTGGTCAGTAATTTACTTTTACCCTAAAGACTTCACATTTATTTGCCCCACAGAGATTTCTGCAATGGACAAATTAGTGGCAGAAGCAAATGTAATCGGTATTTCAGGAGATAATGAGTTCTGCAAATTAGCTTGGAAACAATCTAATGAACTTATCGGAAATATTCAACACACCCTAGCGGCTGATTGTGGTCTTTCACTATCAGAACAACTAGGTATTATTAATCAAGAAGAAGGTGTATGTTATAGAGCAACTTTCATTATTGATAAAGATAGAGTAATTCAGCATGTATCAGTAAACGCACTGGATACTGGCAGAAATGCTGATGAAGTATTAAGAACTTTACAAGCACTAAAGGCCGGTGGTCTTACTGGTTGTAGTTGGACCCCTGGAGAGGATTTTGTAGTATGAAAAACTTTAGAGACAAAATGGTAGCGGCTTCAATTAAATATATGGAAGCCCAGGCAGAAAAACACCAAATGAATGCCGAAATTATATTATGTAATCAAGTATCAGTTGGTGAACATTCAGACCAAATGGAGACCTTAGAAAAAGAACTAGGGCACATGGCAGAATATCACGATAAACTTGAAATGTTATTAAAATATTTTAAATAAACACTTTACATTTCTTTTCTTTTGTAGTATAATAGTATTATGAAAGAGAAGAAATTTATAGTATTTGATGTAGACGGAACCATTGTAGATGTAAACCATAGAAGGCATTTCGTAGACGGTACTCAACAAAAAGATTGGGTAAAGTTTAGAGAGAATGCAATACATGATACACCAATACAATGGGTCTGTGATAAAGCCAAAGAACACCACGATGCTGGTGATGTAGTAGTATTCTTTACAGCAAGAATGAATAGGGAAAGACCTATAACTACTCAACAAATTCAAAACTTTATTGGAATAGAGCAACCAATTATCTTTATGAGACCAGATGACTGTTTCATACAAGATGCTCTTTTCAAGGCAGAAACTGCAGATACTGTAGAAAAAGAATTCGGTAAAATAGATTTAGTGTTTGATGATAGAAATCAAGTAGTTGATATGTGGAAGTCAAGAGGGACTCCAGTAATACAAACTATAGATAGAGCCGATGGTAATTTTTAAAAATAATTTAAAAAAACACTTTACAAGCAACTATTTATGTAGTATAATAGTACTATAGAAAAGAGAAAATTATGAAAAATAAAATAGTAGGAAGATTAGTTAGAAAGGAAGATTGTGAAGTTCATCTACCATTACCACTACCAGAAATGGTGGAACTAGCAATAAGTAAAGATGTAGATGCTTGGGATAAACTATGTGATATGTTAGTAGAACATAATATTATGGATCCAAGAGAAAACGTACATATAGACCACCTTGTTATTAATGGCAAGGAGAAGGTCTTTCATTAAGATGTTTGGAGAAAAGATGAAAGAAAATATAATATTAGTAGATTGTGATGGAGTTCTCTGCGACTGGGAATATTCATTTACACAATGGATGAACCATAAAGGATATCCTACAAGTAAGTATAACGAATACAATGTCGCAAAAAGATTTAACTTAACCAAAGAGTTTAGTAAGAAATGTGTTGAAGAGTTTAATGCATCAGCTGCAATTGCTTTCTTACCACCATTAAGAGATGCAGTCTATTACATGAAAAGACTTAATATGTTACATGGTTATAGGTTTCACTGTATTACATCTTTAAGTGATAATAAGTATGCTCAAAGATTAAGAACACAAAACTTAGAATTACTTTTTGGAAAAGAATTATTTGATGATTATATCTACCTTGCATGTGGTGCGGATAAAGATGAAGTACTAAAACAGTATGAAGGCACAGGATGCTTCTGGGTAGAAGATAAAGTAGAGAATGCAGAAGTTGGAAAGAGATTTGGTCTTAATTCAATCCTTGTGGCTCATGAACATAATGCTTATTATGAAGGTAATATTCCAAGGTATTGGAAATGGAAAGATATCTATAAGCATATAGTAGGCGAAATCTAATGAAGGCAGTTATATTAGGAAATGGATTATCCAGAAAGAATACGGATTATAGAAAGTCATTTCCTGATGCACATGTATATGGGTGCAATGGTGCATATAACGAAGATATAGATTTCTTGGTATGTGTTGATATATACATGCAACATATTATATATGAGTCAGGATATTGTAAAGATAATACTTGTTATTTTAATGAGTGGAGTACAATACCTACTGCAGCAGTTGGTAATCTAGTTACTATGTTACAGTACGAGTCAGAGTATGAACTACCATTAGTTTATAATCCAAGAAAAGATAAATGTGTTATAAGAGGTACAGAAAGAGCTATCTATATTACACACGTTGAAGATAAAGATAAAGTAATTCCTATTTTAGATGAGGATATATCTAGTGGGTCAAGAGCTTTGAAAATAGCATGTGAATCGGGTCTATACAATGAAATCTACTTATTAGGTTTTGATGGAGTGGGTCACGATAACATATATATAAATACTAAGGGTTACGAAAATTCTACTCCTAGAAATCACTGGGTAGAAGAGCGTAATAAAATAATGAAAGGATATCCTAATATAAGATTTGTGAGTATATAAAAATGCCAATTAAATTAAAACCGAGCCAGACGGTTAAAGATAGAAATACTGGTAAAGTAACAGTTCAACATTCATATGCAAAATCAATGCCTCTGGCAGAATTATTAGATATGTATACAAAAACAAGTACAACACCTAAGGTTAAACAAAAGGTTCGTAACGAGCTTGTTAGGCGTAAAGAACTACATCCGAGCGCTAAGTAAAATAAATGTTGAACTTTCTAAGTAAGCTTTGGAGACTTTGGGCCAAGTCACTTGGAGAAAAAGAAGGTAAATCTAATAAAGAAGCAGATGTTATTGCAATAATTAGAACTGTAATAGTACTAGTTAATTTTATAACATGCTTCTTTATAATGTCAGGAGTAATACACAATTGGTAACAAAGAATGATGTAACAGGAGATACTATCCAATCCAAAGCTTTATCTAAACAAGGTAGAGATAATTGGGATAATATCTTTGGTAAGAAAAATCAAAAAGTTAAACAGAAGTCAATGACAGAATTAAATTGGGATGGAGATGAAGATGGCGAAGAAAATAAGAACGCCGCAAAAGTCAAAGAGACTAAGAACTAGATACCATAAAGTATTATGGGATAAAGACCTGCCATTTAATCACAAGGTAGTACCTAATAAAAAGAAACAAAACCAGAGAAAAGAAGATAAAAACCTTATAAATAGTTTAATAGAGGATTAAATATGAGCAAAGATTTATTAGACTTTGACTTCGGGTTTACCGCAGTAGATGAACACGAATTAGAAGCAGTCCAGAATGTAAAGACTGAAGCTTCTACAGCATCTGCTAATGTACAAGAATTAGAAGAGAAACTAAACAAATTATATAATAGTATTCTACCACTATTAAGTAATTTAAAAAAGAATCCAGAAAAGGAATATATTCTATGGCCTAATAGGGTTGAGAAGATAGAACAGTTTGAAGATTTAATTACGGAGATTATTAAGTAATGACAATAATATCGTCTGGACAACTAGCTTTACAGGATGCAGGAACCAATCCATCAGAGACGGTTAACAATAAGTTACTTGATACTACTATGACAACTGGACTTGATGCCCTCCTTACCATCAGGCAAAGGAACGAAGTTGGCGATGGCACGTTCTCAAATGTTCTAATGTGGCAAGGCGATCTGTATGGTTATAACCAAACAGCAAGTAACTTTTCCAGTAGTTATATTCACAATCTTTGGTCAATGAATACTGCTCTAGGAATACAGGGTGAACTGAGAGGCTATAGTAGTCAAAGCGCATTTGGAAGTCTGGGTACTACTACATATTCAGATAAGTCATCAGTCAATAGAACAATAAGATTTCTTTTATGGGGATTGCCTGATGCATCACCTAGCCCAAATACTAACACTAGAATTTTTGGATTTGCATTATCGGGTTCTGGTGTTACTAACAGCGACAACACCTTTGAAAAGATTAAAATCACAACAAATAGCGGAACTGTTGTGACAATAGACAGAGATGATTTAACTTATGACGCCTATGAAAACGGAAATAGCTGGTGGGAATGGCACGGAACCTCTGGCACTGTATATAATGCAATAACATCATTAGGTACACCGAGTTCAAATACTTCTTATGATGTAGAAATTATATCTGGTACTACAACTACAACTAGTAATAACGGAATCGCAGAAGAAATGGGTGGGGCTGATAGTTCAGATGTTAAAATGTCAGATTACTATAGCCCTGGAACATTTATAGGTTCTGGTTTATCGGGTGTACCATCATCTGGTGAAATTAAATTTTCAGACTTTTATGGAAAAACACATATAGGGTTTGTAACATCTTCAGTTGAGGTACAACCAGCTGCTAAGTATCAAGTTATGAGTGGACCTCGTGGTGGTCAGTATGAACATATTCTACATGGTTTTGGCCCAACATATTCAAATACTTATTCTTCATCATTAACAGGGTTTAATAGTGCAATTACATCTAGTACTAAAACTGATTCAGCTCAAGGTAGTCTTATAGGTAGTCCAACTATATCTCAATGGGGAGCTTCTAGTTCATTTGGTACATTACGTGCACTCTTACATTTTACTTATGGTCCTGCAGGGTCTTCACATGGAGTAATGATGGTTGTAGAAGCCACTGGTAGCGATAGTAACTCTGGATTTACAAATTTAACAATAACTAGAAGTGGTATGACAACATTAACACTACCAAGAGCATCAGCAACATACACTTATGTTTCAAGTGGTACTGCAAGAATATGGCGTTGGAATAATACACAAGTATCTGCCATATCTAACTATCGTTCAGGTACACCAGCATCTCAAAATGTTGACAGTCTTATATTCCCAGGAGGAGCAGGTAGTGGTAGTGCAAATACAACAACACTTTCTCGATCAACTTGGACACTGACATAATGGCAAATACAGCATACACAATAGTAGAAGATTCAGATAATCCAAATAGTACACTAAAGTGGGCTAGATTTGAATGGTATGATGGATCTACACAAATCCACGCAGTATTAGATTCAGAAGATAATACACTTATTGATGAAGCTGCAACACAATATAAAGTTAATGAATGGGTCGAAGAACATCTACCATGGAATGAAACAGTATGAAAAATTGGATAGTAAATAGAGTATTCGATTACGCAATCGATAAAGAAAGAACTGAAGCATATTTGGAATTTATTAAAGCAAATGTTTCAGGTAAAACAGTAGTTGAACTAGGAGCTGGTTCAGGAATTATGGCATGGTTATGTGTTAAACACGGAGCAACTCATGTATATGCTTATGAAAATAATGTAAGAGTTATTAACTGGCTTAAGACTCTGTTTAAAGACGAAGCCAAAGTAACTATTGTAGAAGAAGATGTAACTACAGCAACATTACAAGATGCTGACATATACTTACATGAAAATTTTGGATCAAATGTTTATATGGAAGATATCTTAGGTTTATATACTAACCTTAAGGCTCAAAATTTAGAAGATAAAACTTTTCCAAATAAATTAAAAATGCAATACGGAACATATGATATAAGTAATAATACAGATATATCAGGTGCAGATAGATATGCTGAAATAGATGATGCAGATTTAGTAGAATTCTTTGCGGCATGTCCAATGGATGAAATAACGCCAGGACTTTTACCACAAAGACAAGTAGATGAAAGTAAGGTAACAATTAATGGAACCTTATTTGATGGTGATTTAAAGGATTTAACACAGTTTACGGCTTCAGATACAAATGATGAATTAGTATTTTGGGAAGCCACATTTGACGGACAACATACTCTAAGTAATTGGAAAAGTAAAACAAGTTGGAATACTATACCAATTGATAGAGTTATGAATATGGAATAAAGAAGAGACTATAAATGGCATTACAAACATCAGGAGCAATATCATTAGCAGATATTCACGTAGAGGCTTCAGGGTCTGGTTATGCGGCCTCATCAATCTCTTCGTTAAATGATACTGATATTAGAAATTTAACGGCTGCATCTGGTAGAACTATTAATAGTACACTAGGTACAGAGATAGATTTTGCTGATTTCTATGGAGCATCTGCAACTGTAGATTATCCAGCTATGGTTACGAATTCGGTTGAATTAGCTTCTGCTTCAGGTTATAGTTTAACAAGTGCCAAAGCTGCGCTTGGTGGAATCGTTGTCCCTAGTTTCAATAAGGCCGGACTTAGTTTTAGGCTGTTTTCTAATTCATATGGGGTATACCTATATGTAAAAGAGACATATAGCGCAGCCATTTCAAGTTATAATAACGCAGGTGGTAGTTTTGTATTAAGCACAACCGAAGTAATGGCTTCAAAGAATAATACCACGATTGATAGTGGTGATATAACTCATGCTAAAATACATTTAGA